TGCAACACCAGCACCAGCCGTTAATGGTAACCCAGTAGCATTAGTCAACACTGCTACTGATGGTGTACCTAAGTTAGGAGTAACCAGTGTAGGAGAGTTTAGATCTGCTTTTGATGTGATAGCAGTAGCTATGTTATCAAACTCTGTGTTGAGCTCAGTGCCTTTTACAACCTTTCCTGCATTACCGCTTGGTAAGGAGTCTTTAGCAGCAAAGTTAGTGCTTTTGGTATAGTTAGACACAATCAATCCTCTTTAGTTGACTTTGTGACCTTAACTTTACTTTCTTGTTTTTTATCTTCTTCTTTTACTTCTTCATAGTCTGGATGCCTACGCATCTGCTCAATGTCGTATTCGTATTCAACATTCATTAAGTTGTTTGACCATTTGCATCTAAAAGTGACCATAGTAACCTCTTATATGAAAGAGGCTGCCGAAGCAGCCCCTCTTTAGCTTTTATTAGCTAGGGATGATCAAAGCAATACCAGCATCGTTACGAAGCTCTGCAACACCATATAGCGTGTCAGCAGTGTACAGCGTAGCAAGGTACTCTTGCTTGTACTGAGCCTGTGAGCGAACAGCCATTTGCTCTGCAAGAACCATTGCATCCTTGTGGAACATCAAGCAAGCACGAGGAGCAGTACCGGACGAAGCATAAGCAGTGTCAGCGTTGCTGCTAACAAACACTTTAACACCGTACACATCACCGATCTGACCGTTACGGATGGTGTTGTTACCACCTTGCTCACCAACAAAGGCTTGTTCAGTGAAACGAGCAAGACCCATTAGGGTGTTACGAGCAACAGGAGGAATAACCAAGTAACGACCATCTTGAGGTACGTTAGCATCATCAAGACGCTGAATGGTACGACGAATAGCGGCATCAGTTAGTGCAGTTGCGTTACCAGCACCAGCACCACCAACGAAAGCTGTAGTACCATCACCACCGATGTAAGCAGTGGTTGTACCGGACACACTGTAGTCACCGGTAGCGCCAGCGGCATGAGAGCCGTTGAAGAGACGACCGATCTGGATTAGATCAGAGTCAACCTGCGTAGCCAATGCATAACCAGCATCTTCAGTGTAGAAACGACGAAGTGATGCTAATGCCTGAACTTCTACGATGTCCTCGATGAGACGTGAGTATTCGTAGTGCTTGTTGATGCTAACCTGTACTTCAGACTCTACGTTAGCCTGAATCGTAACAGCAGTGTTAGCTGCTTTAGCGAACGCTGCACCACGAGTTGGGCTAGGAATATGAAGCGTATCACCTTTCTTACCACGCATCGTCATCTTGTTGACGAGATTCGCCATAACAAGAGCTTTTTTGTAACTTGCGATAATTTCGTCTGACCAAATTTCAGGGATAAATTTATCCGCATTGGTCTTGTTAACAATGGAGGAACTACCTCCAGGATATGCTGCTGATGCCATTTTAAATTCCTTAAAAGTTTAGGTTATCGAACCCTACCTTCGTTATAAGCTGAGATGATGTCATCTTGTAATGCCATATAACGCTCAGGGTCAGTCATTTGTAGTCGAATAAGATCTGCTCGACGATAAATCTTCTTGCTCGTCTCACCAGTAGCACCATCAACTGCTACAGTAGCTGCTTTGAGTGTTTGATTACGTTGTTCCTGAAGCTGTTGTGCTGCTTGCTGAACAGTGTCCTGTTTAGCTTTCTTCAATGCTTTGAAGTTAGACAACAACTCATTAGCGGAATCGAAATCAAACTGTTTGTCTGCTGCTACGTACAATCTTTGACGTACAGGTGACTCATTTACCCATGAAGCAAACTCAGGATCAGTAATGACTTGAGTATAATCAGGGTGTGATTGAGCTAGCCTGTTTGCTGTTTGCATCCTAGCCATCTGTGTTGCAGCCTGTTGAGCCTGAACAACTGCTGGATGGGATTCAACTGCTTTGTTAACTGCCTTAACAGGATCGGCAAAAAAGTCAGTATCATCTTCGATAGCTTTAGCAGGTTGATCCTGCGGTGTGATTTGCCTTTTGATGAGTTCATCAGCTAACTTACGAACTTCTCCAACTTCCTGTGCTTGACGACCAATTAGCTTTTCAGCCTCCTGGTGCATCCTTATGATGTCATCTAACGATTTACCCTTATACTTCTCAGGGATCGTAGGTTCTTCCTGAGTTGGTGCTGCTTCAGCCTTAGCCTCTACAGCTTGAAATTCATCGTTACCTACTTCATCATCTAGAGATTCTACAAATTCAGCCATCTGCTTCTCCTAGTCGGGTATAACCCAATTGTTAGGAATTAAAAAGGAATCTAAGTTATCCCTCATAATAGGACTTAGACTTTGCTACGTTTACTGCTTGTTCATGCATCGTTGCCCATCTATCAGAAGCTGTTGGAAAAGCACCAGTGATGCCTTCTAGTTTGCTTCTAGGAGATGCTAATTGTCTTTGTGCTAACAAGTCACAGTGTGGGCACTGTATTTCTTTAACATAGTGATCTGTGTACCTTTCAGTAACATGTCCGTTAGCACACTCAAAATCATTCAGTATTCTCATTGACTAAATCCTCATAGGCTTTTTCCCAAACTTCATGCATCGTTAGGAGCCAATCTAAAGCTTTTAGTTGACCTTTACGTTCTTGTAGTTCTTCTCCACTAGAGATAGTGGTTATGTCCGCTACTGCGTCTCTGTACTCTTTAGCGTCTTCCAACAGAGTTTTCCATCCTGGACGACTCATAAGGTCGAATCGCTCTTCGTAGTACTTTAGTAACTTAGTAGTATCCATTGTTGTTATTTTACCACAGTAAAAATATTGTTGTAAAGAGCCTTGACTACGTAAGTAAAACGTGTTACAATAACCCTTTCGGGAGACTCTATGAAATCAATGCACTTTGCTAAAAGTAAGTTAACACCAGAAGAAAGACTAGATCTTGTTTGTCGTTTAGTTCTTCTAGGTAAACAAACTGATGAAATCAGGGTTGATTTAGGTAATGTCAGTCGTCAACGAGTACATCAGTTGTTTAACAAGTTAGTGTCTTTAGGTAGACTTACGTACGAACAATTACCTAGACAGGCTACGTTACTTAAGAGACGATCTAGTTACAAACAGAAGTGGGGACATTTCCCTGAAGAATCTTATGTTCGTGTCGATGAGTTCTACCAAATCATTAGAGAGAAGTTCAGACGTAAGAAAGCATCTAACTACAAACATGATTGGGATATAGAGTTCAATGACCTAACTTTCCCTACCCATTGTCCGATATTAGGTATTGAGTTAGACTACCTAGCTAGTTTCCGTTCAGATAACTCTCCAAGTTTTGATAGGATTGATTCCTCTAAAGGATACGTCAAAGGAAACGTAGTTATCTTATCTTGGAGAGCTAACCGTATTAAGAATGACGGTACTGCTGAAGAACATCAAAAGATAGCAGACTTTATGCGATCTGTGATGTAGTAAACATAGTTACCTGATCTGTAGTCAGTAGTGTAGGTAGATCTATAGGCTCTATAGTCTCTACATTACCCCAAGCACTCTCCACCCAAGTCCTGTCTGCATGGTTCCAGTTCCACTGCCATCCTGCCCTGTCTGCTGGCTTAGGGTCTCTTACGATCCATTCCCAGTTTAGCCATACCAACTCTTTACCATCAGGGATGTCTGTCGGAGGCGAAGGAGCCTGTTGCCAGCCTTCTGTGCCATCAGTTTCAGTGCTTGGGATAGACCCGTTCTTTGTCCAGTATTGCATGGTCTACCTCTATAGTGTGGGAAACGCTGCTGTTGGCGGCGTGAAGTTGGATGTGTAGCGAGCGTAATTAGTTATACGCACATCTTGAACGTACGCGTTGGCTGCGCTACCGCCTGTTCTGTCAGCACCAATATACATAGAGTTGATTTGGTTAAAGTCTGTGCTTACAGTACCTGTACCATCGTTAGTTCCGTTGATGTATATCTTCGTTTGGTTTGTACTCGTGCCTTCTCTGACTACAGCAATGTGAGTCCATGTTGTGGCTGATACCGTTCCTGTAGAAGTAATCGTGCTTGAGCCATAAGTAAAG